AATAGAAGCAGACTATGAAATTACGTTCGATATGTTTTGGAGGCAGTACAACAAAAAGATAAATAAAGTAAGATGCATTTTACTTTTTGGTAAGTTGAATAAAACCGAGCAGATAAAGGCTTTTGTTGGCATAAAAGAATATGATCGCTATTTAAAAAAAGAGATCTGGCGAAGCAAAGCCGATCCGGAAACTTATTTAAGAAACAAGTATTGGCTGAATGAATATAAATAAAATAAAAAGTAAAAACATGAGTAAATACTCTTCATTCTTTGCCTCTTACAATGCAAGCGTTAAAAACGGAAACTCTTATGATAGGGAAGAAATAATAGCAGCTTTCACTGATGGGCGAACTACATCGTTGAAAGAACTTACCGATGACGAACTTACTAAACTGGTTAATATTTTAAATGCTCAAAACAATATATACCTGCAGAAGAATGCGGGCCACAAAATGCGCCGTAAAATAATAAGCATGGCTCATGAGATGGGCTGGCATAATTTAATAAATGGCAAATGGGTGGCTGATATGCGCAGCATCAATACCTGGTGCCTGCAAAAAAGTTACCTAAAAAAAGAACTGAATAAATACACATACAACGAACTTCCCAAGCTGGTAAGCCAGTTTGAAAACGTGTATAAATCGTTTTTGAAAAAAGTTTAAAGTATCTTTAAACACTATTTTTAAATAATTAAAAAAACAGAAATGGGAACAACTACAGCAAAAAAAACAAGTACTAAAGGATGCCTTTCTATAATGATCATTGCTTCGGTTATCGCATTTATTATGATTAAGGGATGTGGTGATGATACTACTTCATCTCCCTCATCAAAATCTCATGAGGATGCTGCTTATATTGTTTCCAAAGATTTTGCAAAACAAAAACTAACTTATCCGGAAGAAGCTGATTTCCCCTGGATTCCAAAATATTCTCAAATGGATGCTGATAGTATATACACAGTTGTTGGAGAAGTTACTTCAAAAAATGGGTTTGGCGTAAAGGTTAAATTCACTTACAAATGTCGTCTAAAATTTTTAGGAGGCGATGATTTAGACACCAATAATTGGCAGCTTATTGATATGGATATGTATTAATTTCTTTAGTCCGGCTTTTTGTTCACATTATTTATATTGTCATGGATAAGTTATTAACTTGCTACTTTGCCAACATTTTCTAACCATTAAAACAAATTGCTTATTATGACTGAGTACAACGACCATGAACTTATTTTAAGAATTCCTACACAATCTCCTCAAACAACCCATAGCCACCTTATAAAGGCGCTTGTGGCTACCGTGCGTTGGTTTGCGCATGCAGAGGTAACCAATTTCGACGCTGACAATATTTATTATCTGGCAGAATTTTTAGAGCAGGTAACCCCTTCAGAAAAGCAGTTGCATTAAAAAGAAACTAAAGCCTATTTATAATATGGGCTTTTTTGTTGGTAATTATTTTTAACCAACATAAAAAAGATTTTTAAATTTATGCATTGTCTATATACTTATGAGCCCACGCGGAAGCCTCACTTTATTTAAAGATATTTTTATAGAATCCCCATCGTTTTCTGATGACATAAAAAAAAGAAAGGGAAGAAGCGAACATCACATTAGCCGTCGTAATGAATGCCTCATAGATCGGTATTTTTTCTATGCCAAATTCACTGGCAAACGTTATGACCTGGTGCTTAAAACAATAAGTGATGAATTTTTTTTGAGCGAAGTAACGATTCCTGAAATTATTGATGCTAATTATGAACAGCTTGCATCTCTTAAAAAGGAGCAGCCAAATAAAAATTATTTTGTGAAAAGATGGCCCCATTTGATCTGGTAAAGCCAATTTATACGTTATTAAAATCTATCTGCAAAGAAGGGTTGGCAGGTGTGAATGATTCTGCTGCACTATCATCCATAAATATTGTATTGAATACTATTACCCGAACCCTGAAATTATCACCTTCTCTGCGTTCTGTTTGCGCACTAATTCTTGTGCAGGGCTGCATTAATCCATCGGCATTATAGCCTTGTATGGCCTGATAAAGCAATTGCTCCAACTCATAATATTGAAGGGCTTGTTCTTTTACAGAATCCGGGGCTCCGGCCTGTGAGGGGCTGAATGAAGGAAAGCCGAGCCTTAAAGTAAATTGTGCATTGCCCAATTGTACATTACTCTGCATTTCATCATAATTAGTATTACCGAAATCAATTAATACACATGGCCATGATACGGCAGGACGCTGATCATAATATTCCAGTTGCCCCAAATCCTGGTCAACCCATTTTATAGCAGGCACCTGTGTAGTAATTTGGGTTTGTAATTTTTGGAGAAGCTGCGCAAAGAAAGATTGAAGTGCCATAAAATTATTTTACAATTGTTTTTAAGTCATTAAAAATTTGGGTTTGCAGTTGCTTTACCAATACCGGGCTATCATCCCAACTATTGGGGAAAAATTGACGCCTGGGTAAATTAACATTGCGTTCGAATGATTTTACAAAAATGTTTTTTTCAATGCCGTGAATGGTTTGCATTTGTCTTTTGCCTCCTTTATAAGTTCTTCCCGTGGGATGCTTAGTTGCAGATATTATTCTCCTTGTATGTGCTCTTACTTTTACGATACCATTAAAGCCATTATTATGTGCAGCTGCATATTTTACATTATTTTTTACATGAGCGGAAATGCCCTCGACAGTGAAATAATTCCCGCGTCTTAATGTTCCTGTTTTTACAAGAATTGTTCCCTTTCTTTTTATTGGTTGCCAGGGTTGGAATGTTTGCCCATGCCAGCCCTGATCCTGAAAGTTTTTATCAATGAAACGTAATGATATTTCACCGGCTTTACGAGGAAATTTATTGCGGGCATAGTTTTCTACCGCTTTTGATTTTTGATTTAAGAATTTTATAAATTCTTCCGGATTCATTATATTTGTATTGAAGAAGCGGGAGAACTCAGGGGGTGCTCAAACACCCGGCCTGATGATTTGCCCGCTTTTTTATTTTCGATAAATAAGTTGATTCTTTCTTTTATTGATAAGTTGTTTTTCGTTTAATATTTTTTTCCCTTTCTTATCTAAGGTTGTTACTTCTACAAATGAATATGGTTTTATATTATTTTCGATGTCAGTGATAAGCATTAAAGGCCAGTTTCTATAATATTTTATATAGTATCTTTCCAATTTACCCTTATCGTTTTTATTGCTCCATATTTCATCGGGCGATTTAATTACATCTAAAACATTTCCAATGTAATTTTCCCGATGTTCTTTTTTGTGATCTTCAATAGCATGACTGATAAAATCACGATCAATTTGTAATTCCAATCCTGTGGGGTCTTTTTCGGTAATGCTTCCCTGGGGTGCAATGTCATTAAACCAGTTATATGCTTCTGCTTTATCAGCAAATTCTATTTTAGGTTCAAAAGAAAATCTATTATATAAAGATTCAACGGAAGGCATTCCGTAATTTTTTTCTGCCTGCAATTGTTTAGGCTTTCCACTACCTGCCTGGTATTTATAGTATCCATCGGGGTCTAAAATTACTTTGGTATTACCTACGTTATGCTGGAAGTAATAAGGAATTACATCTTTATTTTTAAATGTTTTAGGATCGGCGGTTACTTTCCCTGCATTTTCTTCGAGCCCGGGAATAACGAAGCAACGGCAATTCCAATCGTTTGGCGGATAAATAGTATTCCATATTGGATCAGAAGGAGGAGATGTAAAACCATCCAATAAAGCATGAGCAGGGCGCACACGATCATCTTCCACGGTGGAGTATTGAATATAATCCATATCCTTTAGTCTATCCCATTGAAAAGCCATCTGTGATCCGGAAATGGCAGTATTATATTCTGTTTGGAGCCAGTTAACATTAAACTGGTAACCTGCATCGAGGCAGGCATTTCTAAAGTCGGTGAAGCTTCTAAGGTTGCCATCTATATCATTGAGCAATGAATTAATATGAATTAACTCTGCCTGGCTTTTAGCTGCGCTGAACTGAAAAACATTATCCTGAAAATGTGCCAGCAATGCATTGCGTGAGTCATCAAAGGAAAAGGTAGTGCCACCAAGCCCATTCTGAATAGCTTTTAAAAGATCACCTGCAGTTTTCCAATAAAGATCATCAGGCACCTGCTGATTATTTATTTTGCCATCATATACTGCACGGGCCAGTTTTTCTATGATGCTTTCAAAAGGATTATCATCGGAAAGATTATAAAGCCTTACTCCTAAGCCATCTGTCGAGTGAGAGTGATGATGTGAACAAACGTTTTCATAGATTTCTTTTAAATATTCAAATGCTTGCCCCGCAGTTACGGGGCTGGGTCGAAAAAATCAGCAAGTTGAGTCCTGAACTTATCCCAAAATTTTTGTTTGTAAACAAGTTTCTCCGGCTTATTCTTTTTTTGTTTTGGAATAATAGGAGATGCAGGAGGCATGGGAGGTGTTTGTTGTTCCTCTTCCATCTTCTTCTTTAATTCATCATAATTTTCCGGCTTTGGTATTCCGTAGGTTTCATAATAGTAATCATCGCCGACAGGAACTTGTTTTGAAACAAAATCATCAATGGTTTGCCTGTCGAGTAATTCTGCAAGATCAACTTCTTTTTCAAATTCAAATTTGCCGCGAATGTCGAACCCATAAGTTTGGAGGATGCGAAGAAATTTATCTGAGTTCAAACAATTTTCAACAAATTTCAGATCGCTTTTTGTAACATCGAGCTGTTGTTTGCCGTGCTCTTTTGATTGGGCATAGCCACTCTTTTTTGAACTTGTGGTTGTTTCGGTAACGGTGAGTATGATAACGCTCATTTCTTCATTACAAGCGGTTCTAAAGAGTTCCTGCAACTTACCGTCGCCGTTGCTTTGCTTGCCGTCTTTCATATCAAAATCGGCCTGCTTGGGGATTAAGAGAGCCAAAGAGCTTCCTGCCTCATCCATTACATTTTTAAGCTCCTGTTTTGTTTTTAAATCATAAGCATCATATTTAATTATTCGTACAGGCTGGCCAAAAATTTCCACGTATTGAGCCCAATCTGCGAGATTACCTCTCTTCCAAAGTGCATAAGGAGAGCATTTCAACAATAGACCGAGGTCTTTCTTCTCGCCTATTACCCATATCAATTCCATGTTTTCGTAAGACCAGCCATCCTGCATATTCTGGTCTTTTGAAATAATGCCTAATTCCGGTTTAATATGTTTGCGGGGAATTTCTTCAAAAGTAAAGTCGGAACCCGGAATAAATTCGATACCGGATATTCCCCAAAAAAATGATTCAATAATTTTTTTCATTATGCCTCGCATTGCAATGCTCTCGCATATTGAATTAAGGTCTCCATCTCCTGTGCCATTTATCTTATTACCTTCATTTTTTTCGTAATTGAAATGCAGATTTTTATTCAGAACTGCATCAATGCGCCTTTGCATTATGCCTGATAAATGGCCGTCAAGAATTACATCAGCGTATAAATCGTAGAGCCTTGTACGTAAGGGATAATAAACATTTTCGGCAGATTGAAGGGCTAACCTCCAGTCTGCAATATCTTTAGAAGAGCGGTCAGCACTTCTTATTACGATCTGGTTAACAATAAGGCTTTCCGGGTTTTGAACCTTCTTTTTTTTTGATGTCATTTTAATTCAGATTAAAACAATAAAAAGTTTTTAAATGTTTACTTGCAAAACAAAAACAAGGGCCTGCATAAAAGATGAATATTAACTCTACCAATGCTGACATTTTTTTAGCGTGGATGAAAAAGTTACTGAACTTCCTTCGGGGAAAGTAGTGGCAGGATCATCGGGTTTATAAGGCCATCCGTCCGGATCAATTTTACCTGCCATTATTTTATCGAAATAATCAATGGTATCTTCATAAGCAGTTCGGAACATGGCTACATCAATATTAGGATTTGAAAGTTTAATTAATTGCCAGCAAACAATATCCTTTACTTTATTTTTTAAATTTTCATCATCAAAAGTGTCTGCAAATATTTGCGTAAGATCATATTTACTCAAATAACTTTTTGCTTCGGCAATGCCTGCATTAATTGCCTGAGTTACTTTAGTGTCATCTGCCCTTGTAATTTCATCTATGTTTTCGACATAAATATGAGATTGCAGATCATCTTTAGTTAAGTAAGCCATTATAATTCAATTTCATTATTAATAGAGTTGAGTCGCTCAATAGTTACCTCCCACTGATCGCCATCATTGTCTTGAATAAGACATAAATGAACGGAGATCATTTTTATAAATTTTACATCCTGCTGAATAGAAGTTCCTTCATCCATTACCAATATTTCATCTTCAAAAAACATTTCAATATTTTTTAGAATTCCGTTTACGACGGATGATTGTTATTGATTCGGAAGCCTGAACATCAATTTTATTTTTAATAATCATTACTGCACCTTCTACAGCATCAGGGCCATCCATTGTTTTACTGTTGGGGCCCGCGCTTTTAAATTGAGATTCGAGGCGTTTCATGTGCGGATTGTTTTTTTCATCTTCGTTTAATATTAAAAGCCCCAACCGATTCAATGGCTCTAATGTGCCTTCTATGCGAAACCATTTGTCCGGCTTATCCCGATCATCTGGAGAAACGGGTAATACATATTTTCTCTCTTTTCCCTTTTCGAAGATGAGTGGTAATAATACCTGCTGGTAAAATGGATCTTGCAGGCTATTGTTTTCGATATAAACAAAAGGAAGCGAATGACCTTTTATAAATTCATAAGAAGTATAGAGCCAATCAATGAAATTTGAATTAGTAGTATTATCCACAAAAGCGCGAAGAATATAAAATTTCATATCCTTATAACCAATCGTTATAACGGCTTTGCAACTATTTTGAACACGCGCTTTTAAGGCAGGTTTATCTCTATTTGAGGGAGATGGATCTGCATAGATAATAATGAAGGGGAACTCATTAAAAGGTGGACATTTTCCATAAATTATTTCTTTGAAGGCTTTGCCCTGAACAATTGGATTGTTGAAATATTCTTTTTGTCCGCTTTCGTAACTTATGCTTTCGAGCATGTAATCAATTGCCTCTTCACTATTCTTTTCGGGCCAAACAGAAAAACCATTGCTATCGCGAATGTTTATTAACTCAACATCATCCGCATATTCTTCTGCACGGACTGCAATACTATCTTCGGCGATAATATTATTATCAACAAAAATGAAATAAAGGCTGCTGATGTCAACAGTTGGTATAACAGCCTGTTCCCACCACTCCCACACCTGGTGAAGGCGTTCAGAGTTGCGACATACTTCGTCATCATCCAGATCATCGGCTATAATAATATTGATGCGCAGCTCTTCATTTTTAGCACCGCGGGGATTTTGCCCGGAGCCCACAGCGCGAAAAGTGCAATTATCTCTTGTTGTGAATTCTCCATGTTCCCATTTGCCAGCTCGTTCCTGAACGCCATAATCATTTATGATTCGCTGATTAGCTTCAAGGTTAGCCTGATAAGAATCGAGTAACCGAACTGCATTATCGTTGCTTTTACTAAGGAGAAGCATATTAATACGCATTTTGCGTGCGAACTTCAAGTAAAATATTTCAAACATTCTTCGCGTACTCTTCGAAAGCCCTCTTGCCCATGCGCGCCTTTGATAAAATCTTTGAGTAGCTTTTAAAATACGTTTTGTTGATTCCTTTTGAAATTGTGCCACAGGAGCAAAGCAATATTTTGGAAAATAATATTTAAACCAATCTTCCGGATTTGCTTCTAAGTTTTTAATTCTTTTCTTTTTCTCATATTCAGATTCATTAATATCAACGGGCGTGCTATTACGAATGCTCAGCAAAAAATCTTCCCACTCAAGCAATGCCTGTTTGTTAGACTTATTAGCCGTGACAATCTTTATGCTCATCTTTTAATGCTTACCTGAAGAAATGAATTCCACAAATCAGATATTTCCATTACCTGGTCTATGGTGCCAACTTTTTGTAAATGCTTAATAAAGCGGATACCGCTTTCAACGAGATCTGCAATAGATAAATCAGTTTCCAAATTGCGAATGGAAGCTGTGAGTTTTATTTGAATATCGGCTTCTTTTGTGTTGCCATAACGCTGGCCTTCGTTTTTTTTACGGATGGAATTATTCAGCTCTTCCATTTGTTCATAAAGATTATTTAGCACTTCTTCTTTACTTACCAATAATCTTTTCCGGAGATTTTTCCATTGAAATTCATTTACCCATTTGCTCATAGTTTTTTCAGAAACATTAACCTTTTTAGCGACCACCTTTTGATCGAGTTGCTCGCGGGTAAAAAGAATTTTGGCGAGGTATTGTTTATCTGAAATAGTTATTGGAGTAGCCATAATGCACACAAATATCACGAACAGCGAAGCTGTTTTACGAATTGAAAAAGTATGACACTACAATAAATAAAGTATGGTAAAGCAATAAATGAATAATGATAAAAACCTTATTTGGAGAGGGTTTCAGAGGATTGCAATTTTACAACATCAATGGACAAATTCAAAAAAATTGATAAAGAATTTTTACTCACTGATAGCTCTCTTAACAGCTATGGTTACAGGCTCTTGACGGCTGGTTACCTTATGAGTGAGTTTCAAAAAAATCCTATCGGCTATTTTTTGCATGCTGATAAAGAGATGACTGACTTCACGCGAAAAGATGGTGTGCTTGTAAAATGGAGTGATTTTAGAAAGGATGGGGATAAAGTATATGCAAAGCCAAATATCAATTTGAGCCATCCCCGCGGTGAGAGAACTGCTGATGAAATTGAAAATGGTTTTTTAAATGCGGCAAGCTGTGGTCATTTCGTAGTGCTTGAAATAAGCAATAATGCAGAAGATTATTTGCCTAATCAAAAGGGGCCTTCAGTAAGTAAATGGTACAACAGGGAATGCAGCCTTGTTGATATTCCAGGTAATTATAATGCCCTGACAGAGTTATTCGATGAAAATGATAATCCTTTAAATCTTAAAAACTTAAATTTTTCAATAATGACAAAATTATTCTTCACGCCTGAACAAATTACAAAAATGAATTTGAAAGCCGATGCTGACCAGGGAGCAGTTGAAACTGCTTTTAATGATCTTGTTGCAAAAGCGGGCCGTGTAGATGCCGCAGAAAGCGCAAAGAAAAAAGCTGAGGATGATTTGGCAGAATTGAAAAAGACAACTATGGAAAAAGAAGTGAAAGGCCTTATTGCGAAAGCATTGGATGTGGATAATAAAATTACCAAAGAATTGGCTGGTAAACTTGAAAAGCAGTTTGAAGGAAAACCGGCAGAATTGAAAGACTTGCTGGATGCGTTGCCGGTCCATAAAACTATTACCTCCCAATTGAATGGGGAGCAAGCTGATATTGCTAAAAAGACGTGGGATCAATTGGATAAAGAAGGCAAGCTGGAAGACCTGAAAGCGAAAGACTTCGATTTATTCAAACAAAAATACAAAGCCCAATTCAACAAAGATTACGCTGGTAAATAAAGACTTTATTCAATACCCTTTAAAACTTTTTTAAAAGCAAATTAAAATACAATGAAACTTCTCAAATCCGTAACCGCCCTGATTTTTATTGCTCTGATGTCGGTAATAATTTCTACGATTTTTTCTTTCTCTTTTTATGCCGTGGCGCTTGCACTTATTGCAGCATCATTTATGAAAATGCCTGCTGGCGTTTTTATGGGTGTAACGGTAGAAATCTGGAGTAAAGACATTATTGATAACCTTTTTAAGAATAATGATTTTGCAAAGCGTGCATTTTCGGAGGATCAATATGTAATAGGGGGTGCGGTGGTGCATATTCCAACAGCAGGCGCCCCGGATAAATCATTAAAAAACCTTGCTGTATTTCCGCAAAATGCTGTAAAAAGAGCAGATGATGAGGTAGTTTATCCATTGGATACTTATTATCAAACACCAAAGTTCGTAGAAAAAGTGGAGCAATATGAATTGAGCTATGATAAACGCCAAAGCATCATGGGAGAACAACAAGCGCAATTGATACAAGATTCAATGGATGGCCTCTTGTACCGTTGGGGATTGCAGGGGAAGAATATGGACACTCCCATCAATTATGTTTTGCTCGATGGGGAAGCCTCTGCGCAAGATACACTTGCAGGAGCAGTGGGAAGCAGGCTTACCATGAATAAAAACCCATTCAGTATTGTAAAGAAAAAGATGGATAATGCCAACTTACTGAATGATGGCAGAGTAGCACTTCTTACTGCAAATCATTATGCACAATTCCTGGATAGCCTTACGGATAATGAGAGGACAAATTTCTACAGAATGGCAGATATGTCAAGAGGAGTAATTGGTACATACCTGGGTTTTGAAGTTATCATGCGCAGTTCAGTTCAGCGATGGAGAAATACTGCCGGTGTATGGTCAATAGTGGATGAACAGGCGGATAATTTTGCTGCAGGTGCCAATGACAGCGCTGCTTCGATCTTTTACCAGCAAATGGCAGTATCAAGGGCAAGAGGTCAAGTGAATGTATTTGACAGCGCAGGCAGACCCGAATATTATGGTGATATTTTCTCGATGAATATGAGATTAGGAGGCAGGGTAAGGAGAACCACAGGTATTTACGCTGCTATTGAAGACATCGCTGCATAAGGAATCAACAACATTACTCGATTTTAAAACTTTAATATGAAAAAATTTATCTCTTTTATTCTTATATCGGCATTCATTATGACTGCCGGTGCGCAAACCACAAAGATGTACAGTAAAACGATTACTGCGGCTGATACCACTTCTTTCATTAATGTACCGAGCAGGATCAAATCGTTTACCTATGCGATTACAAAGACAAGCGGTACCCTTGCTGGGAAAGTTTACCTGGAGGGAAGCATTGTGCAGGGTCAATGGGTAGCACTTGATAGCATTACACTTGCTGATAATACTGTTATGCAATCAAAGACTACTCCTATTACCTCTACTGATTATTTAAGTTACCGATATAGATGTACCAATACAAGTTCAGCTACGGCAAATGTAGAGGCAGTATATCTGCGGCGAACGGATGAATAAAAGAAAGGCCCGTTTTTTAATCCAACCAGAAAACTTTTGAAATGCAATTTGAATCCATACAAGCAATACTTAATGATTTCATTCCTCTTGTAGAAGGATTCACTTCTTTACCCAAGTGGGACTTTAAACAATGGAGTTGGGGATATGGAACTGCTGCTGGATTCGACCGGGATAAAAGGCCTAAAGGTATTATCACCAAAGAGCAAGCACTAAGTGATTCATCGAAGCAATGGTTGAAGGATTTTAATATCCTTTATCCTTTGATTAAAAAATCTCTTAATCCATCACAATGGGCAGCATTGCTAAGTTTCAGTTACAATGAAGGAATCGGAAGTGCTGAAAAACTCGTGGATGACATAAATACTAATTCACCCGGCTTGGAAGCTCATTGGAAAGAGTACGTATATGCGGGAGGAGTGAAAAACGGTGATCTTCTTGCACGAAGAAATAAGGAATGGAAATTATGGTTAGAGAATTTATAAAATAGCGCAATAAAATAAAGGTAGCCTGGCAGGTTCATAATCATCAGGCCGGAGGTTCGAATCCTTCTTGCGCAGCAAATTTTATCATGGCGATCAGTTGAAAGGGAGGTGGGGAAGTGAAACCTCCCTTTTTTAAAAAAAAATTATTATGTCTAATCTTCCAAATGTAAGTGTATCATATAGTAATGGCAATCTGCTTGCTGATGCGAGTGTAATAGATGGCATAGCGGGGATTGCGGGGACAGTAAATACTGCAGGCTTAATTGGTGTGGTTAATATTGTTTACAATCTGAATGATGCAATAACTGCGGGCTACACATTACTTGCTGAACCGGATATGTACCGGCACATAAAAGAATTTTATGATGAGATGGCCGGTAATCAGAAACTTTATGTAATGGGCCTTGCCAATACTATGACTATGGCACAAGCCCTTGACAATACCAATGAAGCAGCCGCTAAGAAACTTACAAAAACTGCAAACGGTGAAGTGAGGCTTTTAGGATTGTTTCGCAAACCTGATGTGGGATATGCTGCAGGCGCGGATTTTTTTGATAGCGATGTGCAAGCTTCAGTACTTGCCGCAAATACTTTTTGCCAGGCAAGGCTTGCAGAATTAATTCCATGTCGTGTATTAATTGAAGGAAGAGTAAATGATGATACAAGCATTACCATTTATCAACCAAAAACGTCTGCTGTTGGTTTTGCAGGAGTTGTATTAGGTGGGAGTGCAAATGATGGATCGGCAAGTGTGGGAACACTTCTTGGAAGGGCTTGTAAATATGCCGCTCACATTAAAGTAGGAAAAGTGGCCAACGGGCCTCTGGCCATCCAAACTGTTTACATCGGCACAAAACTTTTAAAAGATATTACCGATCTGGATACTCTTCACGGAGATGGGATAATTTCTTTTATGCAATACCCTAATAAAGCAGGATTTTATTTCGGTGTTGATCGCATGGCAAGCACGGATGATTACCGGCTTCTCGTTTATGGAAGATTGGTGGATAAGGCTGCTGTTATTGCCAATGCTGTTTACGTGGAAGAATTGGAAGGTGAAGTGGAAGTGGATGCCAATGGGCTTATAAGTGAAACGGATATTGAGCATTTGAAGGGTTCAATTACTCAACAGATTAATTTGAACATGAGTGACCAGATAAGTGATTTGACAGTAATAATTGATCCGAACCAGGATATTATTACTACGAGCACCCTTGTGGTAAAATTACAGATTACACCTCTCGGATATAAATCGTTCATCGAAGTAGACCTGGGCTTAAATGCGCCAGTAGCTTCTTAATAAAAAAAATATGCCCTTTGAAAGTAAAGAATGCGCATGGGCGCAAACGAAGTTGAAAATACTCACGCGTACCGTTGTAGGCTCGCGCGGTTTCAATTTTAAATATGGAATTGAAAAAGAATTATTATATGCCGCCGGCTCCATGCCTATAGGCATACAAGAAGGCAACGAAAAACCGGAAGGGAGTATTAAAATTTTGAAATTTGAACTTGACCTGCTTCAAGATGCAGCCCAGATTGCGGGTTACAAGAGCATATTGCATGTACCTCATACAGCTATACTCATTACGTGTTCATTCAAGAAAGACCCTACAGATACCATTCGTATAATTGAAGCTTTAGGTGTAGGACTTGGTGAATGGGAAGTGGCTATGGAACAGAATGCAAAATTCGCCGAAGTAACTATGCCCTGGATAGCGTTGGATATGAATGTACGCAAGGGTTCATAATCCTTCGACGAGCTCAGGATGACAAAAATTCGAGAAGTTCAGGATGACAAAAAATAACAACTATGATAAGAAATGATGCAACCAAAGGCAGTTCTTTAAAAGACATCAAAGAACGCGATAAACAAAATAAGGAGCAAGAGCTTCGTGATAAATGTAACGCCCTGGCCAATGAAAGATGGGGAGAGGATAAAGTAAAGAAGATGAGCAATGAACATAAAGGGCTCTTTTTTTTACCGGTAATGGATGATGCGGGCAACATTGAAAAAATAGCATTGATGAAACCCATAGACAGAAATGTACTAAGCTATGCAACTACTAAAATAACCGATGAAGGCTTATATGCTTTTTTGGAAGCAGCGATGAGGGAATGCTTTATTGATGGCGACCCTGAGATACTTGATGATGATGAATATTTTATTCCTGCAGCTAACTCCTTCAATAAAATACTCGAAGGTAAAAAAGCATCTCTGCTAAAAAGATAAAAGAAGCATCCGAAAAAGTTGATATATCGAGTATCGGCTTTTTGGCAAGTATGCTGAGTTATTACCGACCTGGTCTTGATGTTTCTACACTCACCGAACAAGAATTTATAATTGAAATTGCTCACCTGATAGTGATAAGGAGAATGGAACAGCAGGATCAGGTTAATAAAGCTTTAAAGGGTATTTTAAAATGAATAAAGAGACGCTCGAATTTTTTGTGAAAATGAGAGACCTGGTAACAGGCCCTCTCATGAAGATTGCGAAAGCAGTTAAAGAAAGCGATAGCGTAGCGAAAACATATAAAAATACATTGGGTTCTCTTTATGACCGGGTAAATGATTTGAAGAAATTCCGGATGGATGACGCTTTTGGGAAGAAACAAATAATGGCCGCTACGGCTGAAATAAAAAAATATGAAAAACAAATAGACCGATTAGAAGGAAGATCTTCTACGAGTAATTTATTTGGCTGGAAAAATATAAGAAGCCTTGCAATGGCCGCAGGAATTACTTTCGGCGCATCGCAGGCATTTGGGTTTGCTAAAGATTCTATTAATTCTGCGATGAATTTTGAAGCAACTAAAAAGAGCTTCCAGGTACTTACGGGAAGTGATTCAATTGGAAGTGATCTTTCTGAAAAACTCCGCGATCTTAAAACTAATACTATTCTGGGCCCTTCTGTGTATAAGAATGCACAGAGGATGCTTTCATTCGGTATTTCATCTGATAAAATTATTCCGGATTTAAAAATGCTTGGTGATATAAGCATGGGCGATGCCACTAAACTCGGAAGGCTAACACTTGCTTTTAGTGAAATGGAATCGCAGGGTAACCTGAATGGAAGGAGACTGCTTCAGATGGTCAATGTTGGTTTCAATCCATTGGAAGAAATAAGCAAGAAAACAGGTAAGAGCATTGCGGAACTGGATAAGATGATGAGAAAAGGAGCGATAAGTGCAAGTATGGTGGAAGATGCCATAAAGGATGCAACGGGAACCGGAGGAAGGTTCAATAACATGATGAACAAGATGGGAGAAACTACGTGGGGTAAAATGAAAAGATTTGAAGGAGCATGGGCCAACTTAAAAATTACCATTGGGGAAAAACTTTTGCCAGTGGCTACCCGTTTTTTAGAATGGGCTCAGCAGGCAGTGAGATGGATTGATAAAAACATTGATTCAATAATAAGTTGGGGAAAAGCGATTGGGGGAACTATAGTTGTTTTCAAAGCCCTGACTTTTGGTTTAGAATCTTACAGAGGTTTAATGGCAGGATTGGGGATAGCAGAGAATGCTGCAGCAGAAGGTTCGGGAATATTCACCTCAGCATTGAAAGGGCAAATATTTCAAATCGGATTATTAGCTGCTGCCATTACCTCAGTTATAACATTATATAATTATTTAGGTGGTGCAATGGATAGGGCACAAGGCAATGCAAATGAATTTAATCAAACGGCCTATGATGCAGAAAAAAGGCAGCTTTCCAATATTCTTGGTACTTACTCAGGAAAGAATGCAGATAAAAAGAAAAATCTTTTGTTAAGCCAAGCGGCAGAACGGCTTAATAATTATATTAATCAAACTCAACAAGAATTTGATATTTTAAAAGCAAAAGAAATTAAAGAAGGTGTTGGTGGAAAAGCTTTTGAAAACATTTATCATTCTTTGCAATTGTCAGGAACACAACTTTCATTGTATAAAAGTCAATTAAAGGCAGTGACCGATTTGCAAAATGTAAATCCCACGCAAAATCCAAAATCAAAAGGAGATGGGCAAGAAAACCCGATTGCAGCCGATGTTACAGGAGGTGGCCCACGTGTGATAAATATTAATGGTGTAAAGTTTACTGACAAAATAGAATTTCATGTCGCTAATATGATAGAAGGAACTGCAGAAGCAGAGCGTAAACTTCAAGATATGTTTTTGAGAATATTAAATAGCGGCGCATACGTACAGGGATGAAAATTCTTTTAATGATAAAAATACTTTTTGTGTGTATGATTTTATCGGATGGGTTCATTTATAAAAATTTTCCACAGGAAGGACATCGGGTTGTGAAGATGTATTGGAACTGCAAAAAAAATAAATATGGCATTACCGTTACCAGGTGAAATAATTGATTTAGGGAAACTTTTCCAAAGGGTATTTGGAGGAAAACCTTATGTGATTAATAAAAATGGCGATGTGACTGATGCGCCTGGAGAGCTTTATCAAATTCCCGCCAACAGCCTTGTTATAAAAAACGGTCAACAGCTTACGCCAAAAGGATCATTAGTTGCTGAAAAATATAAAGGAGTTGAAATATGGTTGCCTACTTATTTAAGCGCTAATGGAGTTACTGTTTTTCTCCCTTACAGCATTATAAAAATAACCGGCAAAAAAACAATTATAAGAACTCCGCTGGTGGAAAGAATGGGAACGGTAAAAGAACAATACAATATTGATGATTATTCAATAATAATAAAGGGATTTTTAATTTCTGATGATAGAACTTTTCCGGAGGATGATTTAAAGACTTTGAAAATACTTTATGAAACACAGACGGCAGTAACAATAGATAACGCGTTGACTAATATTTTTCTTGCAAACCCTGCATTAGATCAATTTGAACAAAGAAGGGTAGTGATAACAAGTTTAGACATTCCCGAAGTGCAGGGCGGCAGAAAGAATGTGAGGCCTTTTGTAATGGAGATGGAAAGCGACAGTGTGTTCACCCTTGAACTGAATAACTGATGGCTTTCATAATGACAGCGAATGTAACTATCGGTGATTTCAAACCGGTAAAACCAAGTTCTTTGAAATGGCGACGTTCAATAGATAATTACAGCGACAGTGCATTAATTGTAATACCTGCAATATGCCGATTAAAAAGTACGGGGCAGCCTTATCAATATGTGGAGACGGCTCAACAATTTACTGAAGGCATGAAGGTGCAAATAGATGCAGGATATGATGGGAATAACATTACGAGATTTAAAGGATTTGTAAAGAGGATCAATTTTACTATTCCTCTCGAAATAGAATGTGAAGGTTATTCATATCAACTCAGGAAGAAATTGGACATATCAAAATCATGGCCTGCAGGTACGAAACTTAAAGATATTTTGGCCTTTTTAGTAGGAGGAACTGATATAAAATTGAGTGATGCGATTCCTGATATAACCGTGGAGAGTGCAGTTACTTTAAGCCACGCAAATGGCACACAAGCACTCGATATGATTAAGGAAAAAATGTTGCAGACAATTTATTTTACTGATGATATTCTTTATGTGGGGCTGAGGGAAACAAAACCTATAGGAGATGTGAAATTTCAATTGGGATGGAATGTTGTAAAAGATAATGGTTTAAAGTTTAATACTGATAGAGAGTTTTCTGATGTGAAAATTGTGTTGAGAAGCCGAAATAAAGATGGAACATTCAGAGCAGCAATTCACGATTCTAAATTTACGTCAACAAAGGTTAAACAAATAAGAGTTCAGCTAACGCAGGATTATATGGATAAAATGGCTGCTGATTATAAAAAGACATTAGTAAATGTTGGCTATGAAGGAATGATAACTGCTTTTCTGATTCCTTACAGTGAACCCGGAATGAGTGCTTCGTTGAAAAGCAAAAGGTACCCGGAAAGAAATGGAAGTTATTTTATTGAAGCCGTTGATGGAGAATTTTCGCCACATGCAGGCGGAAGGCAGCATATTAAAATTGGTAATCTACTGAGTAATGGATAAGGAAGAACAAATAAGAGAAGCAATAAGAAGATTAGGAAGTGAGGTAGGCCCCATGCATACATTACTTGCGCAAGTAGAGAGCGTGGATGAAGCTGCACTTACCTGCACCCTGATAGATGATGATGTAGAAATATTTGATGTAAGGTTATCGCCGGTATTGAATGGCAATCAATCGGTGATCATCTTTCCGAAAATAAACAGTTGGGTAATTGCTGTACGAATAGAACATGATGAGGATTGGATGATAATGGCGGCCGATGAGATTGAAAAATATCGCATTACTATCGGAACACAGATAATTGAAATGGATGGAACGCAGGTGATGATAAAAAATAATAATGATGATTTGAAAACTTTGATGAATGATTTATTAAATGCAATTATAAACATGAAGTTCACCACAAATACCGGAGTAACTATTGAATTGATTAATGCTCCTGATTTTGCGAACATTCAAACGAGGTTTAATGCATTTTTAAAAAGTAATTAAATGGCACTTGATAAAGCAACATTAAAAGCATCCATAGAATCTGCGTTTGATTTTGAAGCTACGCAAATTGATAGCCCGGATGCCAGCAGAAGCAGGATAGCACAAGCCCTTGCTGATGCGATAGAAATTTATGTGAAAGGAGGAGATGGCATCTACCAGGGAGGAATGACGGCAGGCGCTAATAATGTAATAGCTGTAGGAGTGCCAATAAAAATTGAATGATGAACGACATTTTAAAAGATACTGACGGCGACCTTTTAATATCGAACAATGATATTGTGGTTGGATACAGCGATCAACAGCATAGAGAAGATTTGCTTATGGTGGAAAAAGGAGCGATAAAGCAATTCCCGGGCGTAGGTGTTGGAGTTTTTAAATTTTTGGAAAGCGAAGACGGGGCTGGACTTTTAAAAGAAATATCGCTGCAGTTTTCGGCCGATGGAATGGATGTACAACAAGTGGGGCTTGATAATAATGGTAACATAACTGTAATAGCTCCATATAAATGAAAACTGTAACCATATTAGAAGGCCAGACGGTGACTGATATTGCATTGCAGGAGCTTGGTGATGCAGAAAGAAGCATGGAAATAGCAGTGATGAATAATATAAGCATTACAGATGATTTGATTGCCGGTAGTTTTATTAATGTTCCGGATTATGATGCCTCAAAACAAAATTACGTGCAGTTGTTTGCTAATAGCGCAAATAAACCTGCATCAGCAGATTCATTCGATGAAAATGGATTATTAACAGGGATAGGCTATTGGTATTTGGAAAACGATTTTATAATTCAATAATTCGGCAAGCTCATTATGGCAAGAAGCATACAAACAATTTATGATTCGATGGTAGCGGAGGGAATAAGACAAGCTACTGATGCTAATCTACCCACAGTAATTGATTCATTTAATAATACAAGCAGTGTGGCCATTTGGAAAATATATTTCTGGACGGTGGCTTTTTGTATTAATGCTATTGAAACAATTTTTGATGCTTTCCGGGGAGAGATAGATAATACCATTGCTACTGAAAAGCCTCACAGTGCAAGATGGTATGCAGGAATGGCAAAGAAGTTTCAATATGGTTATAACCTCGTTGCTGAATCAGATTATTATGATAATTCCGGTTTAACAGAAGATCAGATAAATGCATCTTTAATTGTGGCTTATGCCGCGGTGGTGGAACAAGATCGCGGAATAAGAATAAAGGTGGCAAAAATTATAAACGGCGACCTTGGGCCATTGGCAGCGGATGAGCTAACCTCCTTCCAGGAATATATGGAAGAAATAAAGGATGCAGGAATTAAACTTTTAATTACAACAGCAGATGCAGATGACCTGAGTTGTGTATTGAGAATTTACTATAACCCCCTGGTGATAAATGGAACCGGCGGAAGAATAGATGGAACAGAGAATACGCCCGTGCAGGATGCTTTGAAAAGTTATTTATTGAATCTGCCTTTCAATGGGTTGTTTGTACCACAGTTGGCAGTGGATCAACTTGAGTTAGTGGATGGAGTAGTAATAGCAAAAGATGATTCGTGGCAGGCAAAGTACGGAGCTCTTGATTTTTCGGGTATTGATGTAGAATATAATCCAGACAGTGGCTATTTAAGAATTGATGATTCAAATTTAAACATAACGTTCATTCCTCATGGCCCAATACAATAATTACAATATTGATTTTTATAAGCAAGCCCGACGGGAATTGCATCAGGCAATACGTTTGCCAAAATTTATTGTATTAATAAAAGCGTTGGTTTTTCCATTAATCTATTTGTTGAATGCTTTTTTCAATTACAGGAATGCAAAAATTTATCAACTCACCATAACGCCACAGGTATGTTACCTCCAGAGGATGCTGAATGACAGTTATGATCTTATACAAAGGCGAATCCGGATTGATGATGCAGTATGGCATTTACCATTTTTCCTTTACCAGGAAGAAGAATTAAAGCCACAAGGACTTTATCAGGAAACAGAAAATAAACCTGTTTACTTATATAATGACGGCGAAGCAGGAGAATCGCCCAATGATTTTGTGGTATTAGTTCCGTCGGATATTACTTTTTCCGATGCAGAAATGCGCGGGAAGATAGACAGCTTTAAACTTTTTGGAACAACCTATACAATACAGCGAGTATGAATCAAAGAATTGACTTTAGTAATCTTGGCGGTTTTCCTGCGACCCAATATATGACCGATTATATGCAGGTAAGTTATCGCGGAGCGTTTGCGGCGCTTGCATCATTGATTGGTGACAAAGTTATAATAAGCGGATGCCAGATAGTAGGTGATCAGATAACCAATGGCTGGATAAGTGTGGCGGGAGAGCTGGTGCCTTTTGTGGGAGGGACAGGGGATGCTACCTCGCAAATAAAAATAATAGAAACAAATGAGACAAGATTATTTTTCGACAATACTTCGAAAGCTGTTTATTTTAAAAGGCAGGCGCAGATAACTTCTCCGGGTTCATTTTTGTATAGCGATTTAAAAAATATTGGAGCGATAAGAGATATTATTCCGACAGGATTAATAAGCATGTGGAGTGGTGCAATTGCCAACATACCAAATGGCTGGGCTTTATGTGATGGAACTAACGGAACACCCAATCTTTCCGGCAAATTTATAGTTGGTTATAGTGCTGCAGATGGAGATTACAACGCAATTGGCAAGACTGGCGGAAGTAAGACGGTTACATTAATTAAAAACAACTTACCTAATGTTCCAATTGATGTGCCTATTCCAAAAGCACAGACTTCGCAAACAGATGTGGGATATGGTAATATAGTAACTGGAAATACAGGTAATGAGCCTGTGGATGCCACTACTTTACAAACTTCTCCATTAGGTATATCTCAACCTTTTGATACACGTCCACCTTATTATACACTTGCTTACATCATTAAATTATAACAATGGCAACAAAAAGAGATACTGTAAAGCCGTGGTTCGAAACAGGAGATAAGCCATCACAAACGCAATTTTGGACATTATTTGATTATCTCTTTTTTCAAGATGATGCGATAAATACTGCCAATGTAAATGGATTGGATGCTGCATTAACAGCGAAAGCGGACAAAAGTGCACTGGATGGATTTACGGGAGGAGAGTTGCTTACCCTGAATACAAATGGTACCTATTTATTGCCAATGGGATATTTTTTAGAAAAGCTAATTATTATTCCAACGGTTGATCAGAATATCTCCATCGGTAAAACAAATGGAGGCGATGAGATAGCGGGTGCACAGTTATTGACGGCAAATAATGCCATTCCTTATGAGATTAACCAGGTAGCTTTTTCTGCCGATGAAACCATTTATTTCAATGGCATCAGCGCTACTACTTATATAATTATTTTCAAAAGGAAATTAATAACAATCCCATGAGCAGAGAAGAATTTGAAAGAATGAAAATAAGGATATGGGAATGGGCAGGGAGAATATTAATAGGCATCTTAACATTTTTTGCTTACTCCATTTATAATGATGTAAAAACGCTTACAGAAAATATGCCTGTGATGCAGGAGAAGATACAAACATTAAATGAAAAAGTGGAAAGACTTGAAAACAAAGTTTTCTTTTCAATAAAAGATAAAAATTCAAACCCTTAATCATGTCATTCGGTACCAAACAACTTGGAAAACAAACGCCCGATTTTATAAGACGAATTAAAGCTGCATATAATTATTTATCGTTGGCTCTTGTTGCATTCATTCCATCAATATCCCATGATTTTAGCATATCAGTGGATAAATTAACATTGCTAATAGCCCTTGCTGGCGTGGGAATAAATTTCATTGGCGAATTTTTCGGAGTAAGTGCAGGAGAAAAATCTTCTGTGGCAGCTCCTAATGATCAGGAGGTTCAAAACAGTAAATAATTTTTAACAATAAAACGTACAACTATGTCACTCGAAACAGTAAAAGCAGATTTAAACATCATTTTTGGAGCCATTAAAGATGCAGAATCTTCATTGACCGATGGATTTCAAACAACCGATCTTATTACATTGGTTCCGGTAGCTACACAAATTCCCACGGTAATAAAATCGTGGAAGGAGGCTAAAACAGAGATTGGGCAAATAGATGCCACTCAAATTGCCGATTTGCAAGCTTTCATCGGTACAAATCTTGAATTGAAAAACTCAAAAACAAAGGAAGAAATAATGAGTGCCATCAATTTTGTTTTTGCCGGTTATACCCTTATTGAATCTTTCAAAAAAGCAGCATAATGCGCCTCCTGTGTTTAATCTGTGCCTTTGTTTTCCTCGGTGGCTGTAAAGCCATCGAGGAGGCGAGGGACAATGCCGCCTATAAGCGTGTAATTGGGAGTGATAAACTCAGTGAGAAGGCTTATGATCGTCTTGCCTTATCACATCCCTGCGTTACAGATACTTTTGAAAGCCCTGTTTATATAAAGGGGAAAACTGATACGATGGAGATAGATAGTGCAATTATTTTTCCAGTTACTAATAAGGTAATTCATGATTCGATAAAGGTAATCACCATCCATACTCATGCAAACGACACCATTAAAATTCAATTGCCTCCTGACCGGAGAGCATTTAATGATTTAAAGAGTACCTATGACATACTACAAGGATCGCAGATGGAAGTAATTAAACAGCTCGCCCTTGAAAAAAAATTATCATTACGAAAAACATGGATAATGATTGGCGAAGGATTGTTATGCTTGTTTTTTTTAATCATTTATATAAAGAAAAAATAATCATGAGGCACATCAAAATAGGTTTTCTTTTCTCATGGTTGCAAAAGACAGGGGATGTTTATCTCCTGTCATTTTTAAAATTTAATTCTTACTCATGAAAAAGTTTATTTCAATCATCCTTTTTATTTTTATCGCAAGCGGAGCGTTTGCGCAATTTGGAGGGTATAATTATTTGCAAGTCTATAACACTTTGCGATTTAAAAACCGTTTCATTACTTCAATAAATAATGATACCTCTTTCGTTCAGAATGATTCTTTTTCAATTCCCACATCGTGGGCCGTTTATAAATATTTTCAAAATAAACTGGATAGCCTTGCATTATCAGGAGGGCAGGTAAATAGCGATTGGAACGCTACAAGTGGTGTGCAGCAGATATTGAATAAGCCTACGATTTATACGAAAGCGCAAGTGGATAGCATCACCAGTTCGCAAACACTTGACCAGGTTCTTGGTAGAGGTAATGCTTCAACTAATACGATTAATCTGAATGGATCAACATGGACAGATGGCTTGTGGGTGGACAGTAAAAACCTTGTGACTGTTAATGGATTTATTTCCCAAAATACTAATACCAGTATGTGGATGGACGGTATTAATTTGATGTATTTTCATCCTCAGCCATCGGGTCGTTATTATGATTGGGACACGATTAAATATATTCGACCTTATAATCTGGCAGAAGAACCATCTGCAAGTTCAACGATTTATTTTCCGTTGGGCAGCGGTACGCTTGTGACGAAGGTAAATGGCGTGCCTGCGGATAGTACGGGGAATGTGCCTTTGCCATTTAGCAATACTCTCGATCAAGTTTTAATAAATGGAAATTCTACTAATCATAATATTGTTCAAACAAATGGTGCATATATAAGTCAATCTG